AAGCGTATGGGTCGCGCTGACCTAGGTTTAGACCAAGCTCAACCTTGACTGCGGGAGCTGGCATTACGCGCCCTGCCAGACAGCACCAGAGGTGCGCTCATAGTCCTTGATAGCGTCTACGATAGCCTTACCGATAGTGGCTCCAGAACCGACTCCACCTGTGACGGTAATGTTGTAAACGCTTTGCTGTCTTCGAGTGTCAAATAGCGACTGAGTACCTGTTGTGGCAATTTCAGAGGCAAGTGAGCCAGCCTGCATAAATCCTGCATTTATTTCACCTAAAGCGCCTGCTCCACCAGCTACAAGAGCAGCAGCGAGCCTAGAGCCAGCTACGGGACCAGCTTGAATAACCTGCTGTAGTAGGGCAGGGTCCAGACCCATGGTTGCAAGGCTTTTGACATTTGCGCTAAACGACTTCATCTTGGCGAGTAGCTTATTCATGTTACGAATAATTGCGTTTGTAGATCCGCCAAGTCCTGTGATGTCAAAGGCTCCCATAATAGCGTTTTTGATTCCAGCAAATGTGCCTTTGATTGAATCTAGGAAGTTAGCGTATAGCTGGTCTAATGCCGCAATACGAGCTTTCTCGGCTTGTTCTAATTCTTCAGCTAGTCGTTTTGCCTCTTGAGCCTGTGCAATAGCAGCTTGAGCAGCTTCATCGCGTCTTTTGTTTACCTGCTCAATACCAGCATTGTAGTCAGAATTGTACTTGGCTACTGCTGCAATGCCTTTTTTAGAAAGCTCACCGTTCTTTTTAGTAAGATTCTTGAAGATATCATTTGCCGATTTGACTGGCTTAGTCATAGACAAAATTTGATCTACAACACCTTGCTCCAAACCAACGCCTAAAAGCTTGCCTTGTGCTTCGGCTTGTTTTATACTTAGAGATTGTGTTTTTTGCAGTTGTTCGACAGCACTTAGCGCAGCAGCTGCTGGTTTGCCACCCGTGGTTGTGCTGGTCTCAGTATCTGTGCTTGTAGTGGTTTTTTTACCAAGAGCAGGAAGTCCCGCCTGCTCTCTAAATCTACGCATCTCATTAGCAGATTCTCTTGCAGAAATCCTAATTCCGAAAAGCTGTGTTTTAAGGTTATCTAGCTTTGCACTATCTGCATCTGCAACAGCATCTCGCATTGCCTTGATTGAATCACTAGCAGTCTCACCGTTTAGGCGAATGTCCTTTGCTCCGTCTGCAACCGCCATAAGCTCTTTACGCATGGCAACATAGTCGGTGTTATCGAACTTCTCACGGTTAGTAAAGAAGTCGTTTATAGCTATCCCAGCTACCTGAAGATGAATGATGACATCTTCTAGTGATCTCATAAGGTCGTGTACAAAATCCACAACGCTTCTGATTACTAATGCACCGAACTCAAAAACATCAAAGTTGAAGTCTTCCGCGCCCATTGTTTGAGCAAGTGATTCTGCCTGAATGTTTAGAGCAGCAAAGCTCTCACCAAGTTCTGTAGTGGGGTCCATAGCGTCATTGAAAATGCCAACAACACCCTCTAGTCCCTCTGCAATGCTCTCGAACATGCTAATTAGCAATGGAGTTATCTCTACGAGCATGATTCGTAGTGCTTCGTTTAGGTCTACTACTGAAGGAAGAAGTGCAGTACCAATCTGTGCCTGCATGTTCTCAAAGGTTGCACCGAGCTTCTTTTGCTCTGTGTAAAGGCTTCCGCTTTGTCCTGTAAAAGCCCCCATCGCATCGGCAGCTCTTTGGTACAAAAGCTCCAACCGAATAATCTGCTCAGCATTACGGCGGGCAGCTCCTTGAAGTTTGTCTTGTCCTCTTGCAGCAAGTTCAGAGTTAATTTCGCTCTGCTTCATAGCGACACCGAACTTCTCAATCGGGTCGTACTCACCACGGAATAGTGCGGTCATACCAAGCAAAGCTTCTTGGACATCGTAGCCATACAAGGCAGCTAGGTCAGTACCAAGTGTTACAAGGTTTTTTGTTTCCTTGGCAACATCGCTCATTGCAAAGCCAGATTGCTTTAGAACCGAACCAATGAATACAGAAGCCTTGGCAGCCTTGGACTGACTTAGACCAAGATTTTCAGCATCTTTGGCAAACTGGTTCATGCCAGGAGCTAGGTCATCAAAAACAGTATTTAGAGCGTAAAGGTTTCTTTCAAGATCACGAGCAGAGGTAATAGCTTCTCTACCGAATTGAATAGCCTTAGTTGCAACACCAAATGAGGCTAAGGCCGTACCAACCTTGCCAAGAATAGAACCAAATGAGTTAGTCTGCTTACCAAACGCTCCTAGTTGCCTAGTGGCTTGAGTAATTCCATCGCCTTTGAATGTGCTGACCACATTCAAGAACATTTGGCTCATTTGCTAATCCTGTCTATGTTTGCTTCTATAAATTTTACGGCTTCCCTAATAGCCATTTCTGCCTTGATTTTTACGGCTGGGATTGACTTGTCAAAACCTGGATAAACATTTCTCGACTTACCCTTAAGGCTTTTTTTCTTTACTGCTCCAAGCTTTCTGATAAAGCTACCGACTGAAAAATAGGTAATTCTGTGCTGACGGCTAACTTCAGGACCGCCAAACAAACGAATGTTGTACGGGCGGCTAAGCGAGCGACCCCTGTAATTTTGAGCCAAGTCTGTCAGTACCGTAGCTGCTGACCGAACCACCAGCCTTACGATACCTGTTTGACCTTTTTTCGCTCTTTCTAGGGTTTGTAGCAAAACTGATTGGTAAGGATACCTTTTCACTCCAGATACGGGGCCGCCAGTTGAGCCATAGTTAGTACCCCAACCAGTACGACCACCGTGTAGCATACCGTTGCTGATGCGGTTTCTTCTTTTTGTATCAGAGATTGGGCCTTTTGAACCTATAGTTAAAATCTCATCCCTAACTGATTTTTGTGCTGGGCCACCTATCTCTCGATAGCGCTTTTTAAGTTGTTTAGCTTGAGTCGGATCTATCAGCTTTAGTTGCTTGATGACTTGCTTGTAGTCGGTGGCATGTACTCGGACACCACCCGTGGGGCTACCGTAAATTTTCAATGCCATGTATTCCGCCTGTCTAAGCTAAGTCTACCGAACAAAAAAGAAGCACCCCGAAGGGTGCTTCTTCTCAGCGCTTAGGTGCTTGGTGCGTGGCTCGCCATACAAGATAGCGACCCATGGTCCAGAGCATCCGATCATCGAGCTTCATAAGCTCTCTGGGACTAATGCCTGTTTCGACAGCTAATGTGGCAAGATACCAATGAGCTGAACTGTCACCAAGCCCAACTATTTTTTTTGTTCAGACGGGCTGACACTTTCAACAGTGTCCACCCACTCCTCAAACGACAAAGTAGTTGCTTTAGTGCGGGACTCGCTTGCCCAAGCTAGGAAAAGCAAGTGAGTAATCTTGATGTTGTTTTCAAGACTGGCTATTGACATGTCAAACCTGGTTTCAAGCTTTACCATGTCAGATGGATTGCAAATGATTTCTTTTAGCTCATCTGGTTTAGCAGAGTAAGCAACTTGTAGGTTTAGTCTCATTCTTTTATCCTAGTGGATTACGCTGCTGCTGTGGCTCTAGTTACTGCGCCATCTACAGGCCATGTAACTGAAAGGGTAGCCAAATCGCCCACTGCACCGCTGTAGGGGGTATATTGCGTTACAAGCGCGTTGAACTCGTACTGCGGATTTGTGGCAGTAACGGTTCCAGAGGTAGGTGCAATCTTGACTGCAACTGTAGATCCCAATAGTGGGAACAGTAGTGCGTCTACGGCTCCTGCACCGAAGTCCTGCATGAAGTCAAGGGATACTGAAGCATCCTTTAGGCCACCAATGCGAGTGCGGTAAGAAGAACCAAAAGCGGTTGTCTCTACTTCGTCTGCTGTGATGTCAAGGGTTACTGAGTTTACTGAAGTGCTGAGGTTTGCGGTTCCTACGGTAATTTTGTAATCCGCAGCGTAAAACTTTGGCATGTGTATTTCTCCTAGTTTGCTAAGACTGTGACCGTGAAGTCAGCAGCCAGGTATGTGTTGTCATTTAGTTGAATTGAACCAATCGAGTTCAATGAAGCTACTCGGCAATCGTAGGCTTTACCGCCAAGGCTCTTGTCTAACTCTATCGCATTTTTGATAGAGTTTGTCCCTGTTGAAATGTAGGTGTCTAGCGCTCTTTGAGCAATACGCTCGGCTGAACGACCCACAATCACCGTGACCGTAAAGTTGTACTCTACTAGCCCCTTGGCGTAGGCCCTGTCATAATTGACCGAATCCAAAGACACAATAGCTATTGGTGGGTTTGGGTTATCTGGAATCTCTGCGGCTGTGCGAAGACCAGTAATGGTTGCAAGGTTGGTTGCAATCCCAGCGCGGATGTCTGAGATAGATGCCATTAGCTGAAGGTCCTCATAATGCGGTAAGGCATTACTAGCTGCTCAACATCTGGGTCTAGTGCGCGACCAACACGGATAGCACCAAGATCACCAAAGCCTGCAACACCGAGAGGTGAGTCTAGGCGCTTGTAAATTCTGGATGACTGAATAATAGTTGCTTGAGTCACAGCGATTGGAACTGCTGACCAGCCCCACACGCCAGTCACACGAACAAGGGCTTGCTCGCCAAGTATGTTGAATAGCAAGTCATCAGTAGACAGGATGCTTGTGTATGGAACATTTAGTCCATCTTGCTTTCCGTTTACTGGGCGTAGCTGGTAATCTGCTGTTCCCCAAGTGACATACACGCTACCAATTTCATCAGTTGTCTTTAGCTCAGACAGGCTAATCAAATCGTCAATGATTGTCAGGTAAGAATCTGCTGCAACAAAGTCTCTGGTTGCGGTTCCTGCGTTGTAAAAGTACCGATAGGTATAGCCGTCAATAAGTCGTGAAGCAGACTCGATAGCCATTTCTAGTAGAGAGTCATCTACGCTGTCTGTAATGCGGAGTGCGCCTTTTACTTGAGCTAGGGTCGCATATCCATTGGTGATTGCCATTGGGTTCCTTTGCTAAATCTAGCTCTAGTCTATCGCCTAAACAGCATACGCTCTTTGATGCCTGTGGAGCTGATGCCTGGTGTGTAAGGTAGAAATCCAAAGCCAACCCCATTGGTTTCTAGCCATTCTCTAGTAAAACCCATCTGAGCGTTATAGTCCTTATCCGACCAATCTGTACCAGTGATTACAAAGTCAGCCCTAGCCTCAAGTATTGCTGGTTTAGAGTCCTGTCCGCCATAGTTAATAATTACTTCATCCACATACTTGCAACTTTCAACAACTGCTGCTCTTTCCTCAGTGGTCATAACAGGCGCTTTACCCTTGAACTCTTGTACGAACTCGTCTGTGTTTATAGCAACAATTAGGGACCCATCCTGACCCGCAAACTCTTTTAGTCTGCGTAGCATTTCGACATGACCCCAGTGGAACAGATCATAAGTTCCGCCATTGTAAATTCTTAGTCCCATTTGTTGTTTTTCCTGATTTTTAGACTCCAGTTGCCCTCTGAATAGTCATTTTCAAGCACTTTTTGTTCAAAAAGTCGCTGATTAGCGCCAAAACTGACCGAATTTTTGCTTTCAAAGCCACTTTTGAGCGTAGAGCTGTTCTCGTGATGTATTTTTGCCTCAATTTGCTTGATTTCAAGCCCTTTATGCCTAATTCTGCGCTCATAATCGTTATCATCAAAGTAAACGGGGTAAAAACGCTCGTCATAAAGCCCAGCTTCTTCTACAATCTTGCTTCCAAGCACGATAGATGCCCAATCTGGCGTTATGTCTGGAAATAAAAGTGTTTCTGAGTCAGCTTCCTTGGCAATAATCTCTAAAGCGCCGTTCTCAAACCAAGCATCATCGTTTATCAGCACCCAGTAAGGCGCGTAAGGTGTAGATTTTACAATCAAGTTCCAGGCTCCAACTAAGCCCAAACCGAATGGCACTCTGATTAGCCACAGGTTTTTTACTTTGTCTGGCTTGCTTGGTTGCCAAGATTGAGTACCAGAATTGTCCACAATTACTAGATGCTCTACTGGATAGTCAATAGAAGCCAGCAATCTCTCCGCTAGGTCAAAGCGCTTCAGCGTACAGAAGCCTAAGACTGGAATCACTTAAGTAGCTTCTTTAGTGCTGGTGTCCAATACTTATCCCACACGACATCGTGGTCGTACTGCTTAGCAAACTCAATAGCTTTATCGGATTTGCCTTTTCCTCTTTCGTAAGCTTCTTCTAATGCCTGCACAATTAGTGGAACCGAAGGTATGGTAAAAAATGAGCCTTGAGAGTTGTCATACAAAGGCTGACCGCCAACAGTCCATCCTTCGCCTACTAGCTCAGCCGAAGCAGCAAAGTCAGAAACAATTACTGGAACGCCACAGGCTTGAGCCTCAACTGTTGGAATACCGAAGCCTTCTCCGTAGCTTGTGGCAAGCATTACATCCCAAGAACTATAGATTCCAGCTAGGTCTTCTTGGCTGATACCAAATCGGTAGCTGACAGGATCTACAAAAGCCATGTTGTCCTTTGGAATACCTAGAATCTCGCCAAGCGACATTAGGTTCCAACCGTGACCGCTAACTGGGTCTGTGTGAATGTAAAGCATTGCGTCTGGGTGCTTTTTGACAAAGATAGAGAACGCCATAAGGTTTTCGCCAAAGGCTTTGCGATGAATAATGCCGCCAGACTTATTAGCCGCGTTCATGCCGACTACAAAGCGGTCCTTGCCAAAGCCCATGTAATCTTCGATTGACTGACCTGCAATCTTTTCTCTGCGATTGAAAACCTTGGTATCTATAGAGTGCGGAATGTAGATGGAATCTATGCCTTTAGCTTGCAGCTCTTTCTGACCAAATTTTGACATAGCAAGAGGCGTGACATTTTCTTTTGCACTCCACTTGGCTACGCCTGGTGGAACTGGGCTGTGGTCAATCGGTGTCCACGAAGCTACATTCAGGCCATCCCAAGCCTTGCCCTGAAACACCCACACATCGTAAAGAGTAATTAGCAAGTCGGGTTGTTTTTTGTTTAGCGCTCGCCAGTGCTTGTGGCCCAAGATAGCGGAGTCATTTGAATAAACATCAGTTCCACGCGGATAGACAGGCACATCGCCGTATTCTGTGGCAAATTCAGTCTTGATGCCTTCATTGCCATAGTTGGAAATAGCAGCTACATCTGCGCCGTCTCTTTTTAGTCTTTGTATAAGTGCTTCAGTAGCAATGCCGTAGCCTGTAGGTTGTCCAGGTGAATTTGAGAATACGGAAACAGTCCCTTTTATTTTAGACATGTAGGTTGCCTTTCTTTGTCCCCAGCATAGCAAAAGAAAGACCCCCAGCGAACCTACACGCTAGGGGTCTTTCAGCTTTTTAGCTAAGGTTTAGCTTGCGCCGCCCTTGTACTTTACGACATGGCTGGAGTGCGTCAAATTTCCATCAACGCGCATCGTAATTCTGAATGTCGAAACATCTTTGTCGAACGCGAAGTCACCAGACTGTGCAATCTGGATTCCACCTGCGGTGCGAACCTTGTAGCTAGGCATGTGTCCAAATCCTAGAGAGAAAGCGGCTGTGCCAACGGCTGCAACTGCTGGGTTCTCGTAGACTGGGTAGCCAAGTAGGGTAGCTGGCTGGTTCTGAGCAGCGTTTCCGCCTTCAGTCCAGATGTAGCGACCATCGCCATCCTTGATCTTGCGAAGTGCAGCAAGACCAGACTTTGCGGTGATGAATCCAACACCAGGAAGCAAGCGTGCCTGTCCGTCTAGTGCGTAAACCAAGTCCACGATGTTCTCGTATGTTGGCGCACCAGATACTCCAGTTCCGCCAGTTACAGCAGAAGAAGCAGCGGTCATAACACCAGTAGGCTCAACGGTTCCAGTTCCAGTGG